GAGATCTACACTAGATCGCTCGTCGGCAGCGTCAGATGTGTATAAGAGACAGGGGGTACCCGGGGCCTCCCGCGGGCGAATTCGCGTGCGTGTGCGCGTGTGCGGCGCCCACGTATCCGCGTGTGTCCGTCGAACGTGTGCGCGCATCGGACGCGCCTAGGTGCGCGATGTGCCTGCGCTAGCGCGTATGTGCCCGCTACGAGCGCGCTTGCATGCAAGGCTAACCCCTTGATAACGCTAGAGATTGTAAGATAAGATCTAGAATCCTGACTTTCTTCTTGACTTTTTTCCAGGATGAACGATACTTAGGGGTAACAGCAACGACGTGAGGACTAGACCATGACGAAGAACGCCGAGATACTAGAGATATTGGACAACTGGTCAAGTGCGGAAATCCACGCACGCATAGCTGAGCTGGAAGAAGCGAGAAGTCTCCAGCTTGACTGGATACGCATGACCCGCGATGAGAAGGACGCAGCATGGGACAAGGCATCATGACGCCATTGAATGCAGACACGTTCCCGGTTGAGTTCCCCTACGTGGCAGTATGCCTGACAGTAGGGTGTACTACGACAGTTGAGCACCTAGGCAAGGTGTACTCGTTCATCAAGCTATCACCAGGCGTCTTTGAGCTGGTGAATTAGGAGAATGACTAAATACTTGACAACCTAGCAAGACCTGCTATGCTTAAAGTGTACCAAGGGATTTTGGCAGACACGGACCATTGATTGATCTGCGAGTCGAACCGCGCATGTGAGTAGGTGGGCAGGAAGCCAAAGACTAGCCGAGCATGCGGGCAATCGACTGTAAAGAACCTGGGAGCCTAGCTCGTGTCCAATCGCCGCGTGTCCAGCTTGTGGTCGCCTTACAGCGTCCACCAGCATGGTCAACGCTGGTAGCAGATACGAGTGATACTGCCAGCCAGGATAAAGCCTGGGAATTTCAATCGGATTCGGTCTGCCAGCCCGAAAATAACGATTAGGACACGCCTTCTTGGGAAGTCTTGGTGCGGATGCATGAGTCGGCCATAGCTGAGAACAAGCAACCTAAATCCCGAACGAAATTCGCCAGCGCATTGTGACGTGTCTCACACTGGGAAGGGAATTAGATTCTGAGTGACTGCGTTCGGTATTCGTGCGCAGTCTATCGGAATTTAACTACTGGAGATACATCATGAAATTAATGACTAAGACCGAGGTGACCCGCGCGATTGCTGGCATCAAAGGGCGTTCGGGCAAGCTGTCCGTATCGATCCACGAAGCGGCTGTGTCTTGCTTGCAGCACATGGAAGAGCACGGCAACATGGACCTAGCGACTAACTTGCACTCAGCAGTGTCGCCTGCGTACAGGGCGCACCTGAAACGCTGGTTCAACACCTTTGGGCCTATTGGCTGGAACAAGAAGGAGGGCAAGTTCCGCAAGGTCAAGAACCAGAACGCCAACCCGTTCGACGTACCAGGCGCAATCGAGACCAGCCCTGACGCGCTTGCTACGCTCGTGGACGATAATCGCTCTGAGTTTGAGGAAATTCGCGCGCTCAAGTCCATACGTGCAAGCCTGGCGAAGAAGGTTAAGACCAATATTGCAACATCTGCTGAAGCGTTCGATGATGCTATGGAACTGAGCATTACGGGCATTGATGCTGCGGTGCTCAAACTACTGAGGTAATATTATGCTGACACCGATTCAACGACTAATCGTAAGCCTGTACGCAGGCGGAGACCTATCACACGTCAAGAGTGAGCAGCAAGCAGACAATTGCGGTGATGGCTTGCTAGCGTTCTTGGTCTACGAAATGTCAGACCTAGACATTAACGACGAGGGGGACTGCTACGAACTGGAGACAAGGTTAGAGACTGCCGCACGGCAGCTCGAAGCATTGCGGCGAGTACTTACTGCGAGGATATTCCCATGAACACCAAGTACCGAGTATTCCATAAGGCTACCGTGTTCACGAACGACGACGGGACCAAGATCACGGACATCCGACCCTTCGATATGAGGGACCGGACGAAGGCGAACGCAATCGCCCTCGCTAGCACACTGGCCCTGGGAAGCGTACGCCCCAAGGGTGGGAGTCGTATCGTGTGGTCCGCGTTCGATGCGGCGGTGGCCGCATGATTAGACTAGTTGAACTATCGCCCGCTGCTGGCGACGAACTCGTAAAGCAGCTCAAGGATGAGCGTATCGCGCACCGAAGACGGGGCACGCAATTCATGTTCGTAGAAGGTGAAATGCCCCACAAGATGCGCAGGCTCAGCAACCTGGTCGGCTATGTGCTGGCTAAGTTCGGCCAGTCCCACTTGATAGAGGACAAATACGTATGAAAATGAACCCCGAAACTACCCAGGCATGGGAAAAGTGCAAGATACATTGGGACAAGCTCGCCGATGGCGACCAAGACGAGCCGATTGGTGAGGAGTCATGCGATTTTTGCTATCGCTTCAGTACGCCCATATGCACTGAGCCGTTGACGCACGAGCGTTGTCCGATTGCGTTCGCTACTGGCTTTCCGCACTGCACTGCTACTGCTTATGCGGAGGCTGAGGCTGAGCACGATGACTACAGCGACGACCTAACTGCCCGCAAGGCAATGCGGGACTTCATCTACGACCTGGTAAACTTAGAGGAGCAACCAGTATGACCACCATTACTAAGAAACCTTTCCCACTTGACCCGAACGCAGCCGGTACGCAGCCTGACGTGCGCCCTGATCCACACGCTCCCAAATCCAAGCCAGCGTCTGTCGCAGTCACGATGCGGGCTGCGCTTGGACTTGTCCAAGTCATAGCTGGTACACTGCAAGACGGCGAGTTGGCGCCAAGTACCGGCGCCCGGTACAAGATGACCGGCGACCGAGCACGCATGCTACTGAGTACGTACATCTCATCGGCGCGCACTATCGTCAACGCACTCAAGGAGAACTGATATGTTTGAAGCATTAGGCTACCTCGTGGCTGCGCTTGTGTATATCGGGCTGTTTTTCTGGTTAGCTCGATGGCTGTGCCACGAGTTCCGTTGGTGTGCGCCCGCTCGTGTCCGCCGCAGTGCCCACCTTGACGCGAAGCTAGCTCACGAGCAGGATAAAATGGTGTTGCAGCTTGGGGGAGGTGAGTACACTGGATGGAGGTCAGGAAACCATGCGTAGCCGCATACCAGAACACGTAACTCACCGTCTGCTCATAGAGAAAATCTATGATGCAATCGACGGAATCGAGCGGCTGGGGCGATTAAATAAACTTATGGCAATCACAGGCATGATCGTGGCTGGACTGTTGGCTTTGTCATGCTTACTTGCCACGCTCAGCGTGGCTGGAGGACACACACACGATGCAGTCACAACACCCACACACTTCCAGAACCACCCGCACTGGAAGTGCAAGCCGCTCATCAAGGGCGACGTGTATGCCCCCTGCTTCACGCCAGCTTGACTGGCGAATCGTCGCCGACACTAGTGCCGGCGTTGTATGCGTGATGATCGCAGCCTGGGCAACCTGGCTGATGGCTGAACGCTACTTCCAACTGTAAGGAGAAATAAGGCATGGCAAAACGAGTAATGAGATGGATGACCGACGACGACAAGGCCTTCGACACCAAGAGGGAAGCCGACAATCACGAGGTCCTGATGGAGTTGGTACACACGTTCGAGCCTATCCAACTCGACACCACACGCATGGAATTCAATGCCTTCGACGAATGGGCAGCCAAGAACTTTGAATGGCTAAAGGGATACGTGAGGGTGAACACATGAGAAAGCAAGCGAAACCTACCCCCACACTGGCTGGTGGCCGCGTAGCTGTACGTTTGATGCCGCCCCAAGGCATGGGTACTGCCCTTGACCAGAACGGGGCTGTAATCCGCTCTGATACGCCCGTAGCTGAGCGCCCTGAGCGCATGCGTAAGGGCTACGTTCGGGCACTAGTACCCTACACCCAGGCTGAGCTGGACGCCAGTGGTCGCACCTTTGGCGCTCACATTCAGGTAATCAGAAAGAGGAAGACAATAGCATGAGAGCAAGAATCACACCGATGATAGTTACAACGTCCGACCGGCTGGAGTACAGCGACTGCGTGAACGAGTACCGGCGCGACCTGATGACAGCGATGGCTGGCAAGCGCGGTCTTGATGCGTACTGGCTTGAAGGCCAGTGGCAGGGTAAGCCAGAGAAATCCTTGATTGTGCTGACTCCTTACGAAACCGCCAAGGAGTTGGCACTGGACCTGGCCAAGCACTTCGACCAGGAGTACCTGTGCGTAGTGAACGCAGACAGCTCCGTGTACCAGCATGACGTAGCTACTGGAGATGAGAAGTTCAAGGGATCTTGGAAGTCCGTTCCTGGCTGGAGAATGACCAGCTTTCTCAAGAGTGGTGGCGACTTCACCTTCGATCCGAACACTGGTATCTACTACACGGTGGGGCCGTGACTTACCACAAGTTGACCAGGCGTGGCATGATAATCGGCTGGGTGCTGGCTCTCGCGGCTCTTGCCTCCCACAACTGCACTGGCTTGTTTGCGCTATTCGCTCTGCTGGCTACGTTTTTCTTAGCTGTGTCGACCATACTCCACTTCAATGAAGACCCAAACAAGGTGGCTTTCTAATGAGTGACGCAGACTATCGCAGTCTGTTCTGGCACCTGGAAGGTGGCGGCGTGCTTAGTACATGGGACGGCTGGTACGCACACGAGGACGAGCTTAAGAGGAACTGGCCGGAGCTTGTAGAGACTGACCGACAGCTTAGTATATGGAAGGAGCTGCATAATCACGTCATCCGCTCGCTGGAGTATCGTGTCTAATGCACTGTAGAGCCTGCAACGCTACGATGCGAGTGTCCTTCGATGAGGGCGGCGAGCTGGAAGACACGCTATGCAATGACTGCAAGCGTAAGACAGCCCTTGCCCTGCGCATGGACGAGCGAGACTTCGAGGGATTCTGGCGTAACGCTAACTGGATTAAACTAGGAGGTATACCCGATGCTTCGTAAATTTCTACACGCGCTGTGGGTGTGGACCAAGACCGCGCTGTTCCTTAGTGTCTTGTTCTGCGTGCTGCTATTATTCTGGTGGGTAGATCACATGCCCTCCACGTGTCTGTGATGCGTGGCGTGCCCGCGTCGAGGAGGCCAAGCCTAGTAGTCAACGGCATCGTCGTGTACTTCGACAACACTGAGGAGCACAGTGCATACGTGCGGTACGAGCACATGCACACGCAGCTTGAGTACCGCGAGTACAGCAGCGCCTTTAGTAAGACTGACCGAGCAACCACCCGTCGCCGTCTGGACCTGGCAAGGCAACGGTCCTTCAACAACTGGCTGAAAGAGAGAGGTAAGTAATGGGAAAATTAGTAGACAATCCGGTAGATGAAATCTACCCACTGACCCTGGACAAACTCAGCAAGGGGCGGTGGGTGGCATACCATGAAGACTTTTGGGCCTATGGCATATGCCCCCGAGACGCAGCCCTCAACCTGGCCAAGCTGATGGAGGCTCCGGCTGGTGAAGGGTAGCGGGCGACCGAAGAACCGTAGGGACAGCAAGAAAGCTGTCACCATCACCGCAGAGGCGAGGCCCGACGGGCTGAAGAACTACGTCGCGACCGTGTGGTGGCAGGACACAGGCCACAGGTACTTGAAGTGGTCCATCACGCTGGAGGAGCAGCCTAACATCCAGGCTGCGTGCCTTGCTGCATTCGCAGCACTTGGTCTTGACCCGGATCACGTAGCCGGCATCGAGATAACGGAGGTACTGTGAGCGAGTACATCAAGATCAAGGATCTGTTCGAGTTCAACCCTGACATCAAGGAAATGGATGACGATGAACGCATCCAGATGAACCACCCGAACTGCCCCGCTGGGCAGGATACTAAGCAGCGCCTGTTCATCACCAAGAAGGGGGCGAAGTGGCTGGCCTACTGCCACAACTGCACCAATCATGGCGGCATGACAGGCGAGCAGGCGTACATACGAAGAGGAGGGCAGAGCTTGCAGATCGAGGGAGAGCTGCACCTACCGCCCGACCTGACGTTCGAGATAACTGAGCAGCCGGTTGAGCACGTTGCCTGGCTGCACCAGTATGGCATCAAGCCATCGGTTCAGAGCTACTACGACATCGGCTGGTCCGAGGCATGGGGCCGCACCATCTTGCCCGTGTTCGACGCAGAGCACAAGCTATTGGCCTACCAACGGCGGCGTGTGCTACGCGGCGACCAAGGCCCCAAGTACCTGACTACCAGGCTGGAACACATTAAGAATCCCGTGTTCCGGTCTAGTCCCAAGCGTAATCCGACGCACAGGAACGGCGGCGTACTAGTACTGACTGAGGATATCCTGTCATCCATCCGGGTTGACCAAGGCGGCTTCGATGCCTGGTCCCTGCTTGGTACGTACATGACGAACAACGTCGTGGACGAGATAGCCCAAGCTGGGTACGAGAAGGTGGTGATCTGGCTGGACGATGACAACTTGGCAGTACGCCGGTCGCAGAAGGTTATGCGTCGTAAGATCAAGCAGGTCGCTGACGTGTATGTGATGCGACACGGTGATCTTAACGCACGATATGGAGACAAGACTGACCCTAAAGTATTTACACCAGATGAAATACACACTGCAATCACTCGCAAGCTGGCTCAGTGATGGCGGTTGGGGCTGGCTCACGCTGGCCGTCATCCTTCTATTCGCATTCGAGGACATATTATGAAAGTAACCAACACCAGAGGATCTGATTTCCGACCGTACACACTTAGCATTACAGTGGAGACGCAGGAAGAACACGCCGCGCTGGAGACACTGAGCGGTACTAATGCCACTGTGTCGCGTGCCGCCTATGCGGTGAATTTCAGCTCCGAGCAAGAACGGCTGCGTGACATGCTTGGCAAGATATACACCAAGCTATGAAGCCGCGACACTACTGGAAAATCGCTGTCGGTTGGGGCATGCTATTGACCGCCAGTCTGTTCGCTCGTTTTGCTAACGCAGAGAGCAACGTATTCAGCTTACCCGCCGCCCACTGGGATGCGGTTACGTTGAGCATCGGAGGCATGGGCCTGATCTGTGCCATTGTTATCATCGCAGCATCAACCAAAAGGAAGAAAGATCATGACGAAAGCTGAAGCACTGGTAGTAGCACTGAAGGAAGCAGGCGTAGAAGGTGTAATCCTGAACGACGTTGGCCAGACTCAGTACGTCGAGGTCCCCGCCGCTAGCGGCGACGAGGTTAACTTTGAGTTCAACAAGGAGGACGATGAGCTGCGCGAAGTGTGGGTCGATGACGATTGTTAGTTGCCCCTTGACCTTTGGTCTTTTCTATGGCAAGATACTAGTTACTAGGTACTAGTACTAGGCTAGCCTCCCTTGAGGGGAGGCTAGCACAGTGACGAGTACGAGTATAACGAGTACGAGGAACACTAGGAGATATAAGCATGACAGACTTACAGAAATTGCAGGCCGCTCTGACAGAGATAGGCGTTGAGCACACCATATTACACACACACAGCAGACAGTACTTGGAGATTCGGCATAACCGGCAGCACGACCGGCCATTCCCCCAACCGCCAGAAAAGCGGACCATAACGAACATAGAGTTCGACCAGTTCGGCAACTACGACAAAGCCGTGTGGCACCAGTTCCCCTATCGACGAATAAATGACTGACCAGGCAGACGCAAGCCTGCTGGGCTTATTCATCCGGGACCGCGAGATCTTCGAGAGGTACGACCGGGTAATACCGGAACATCTGCTAGAGCATGGCACGAAGACCGTGCTCGCCGACATCCAGGCATGGTACACCCTGCGCCCACCACGCGGTAACATCGCAACCAACATCGAGTCTTTCTGGGAGTGGATCAAGCTGAAGCAGCATCCGAACTTCACAGAGAAGAAGCTAGCCAGCGTCAAGGCAATACTCCAGCGGTCCATAGCTGTAATGAGCAAGGCGCCTGCCAACGAGTTGCTGCAAACCCTGGTCCTGCGAGACTGGGCCGGCAAAATAGCCGATAAGTCCGACCGGTTCAGCTCCGGCGAGACTAACTTCGATCTGTTCTCTGAGATACTGGACGACGTAGACGCAGCGAAGCTGGCCGCTGGGTTGCACACCGACCACAGCAGCGAGGTACGTACTGACCTGAGTACCCTGCTTGACAGAGTGCGCAGCTTGAAGGGCGGGCTGGCCTGGAGACTACAGGAACTCAACGACGCCGTGGGTCCTATACGCATTGGGGATCTGATTGCCCTGGCAGCTTACGTGGATACTGGCAAGTCAACCATGCTGGTCAGTGAGGCCACACACATGGCAACGCAGATGAATCCAGGCGAGCACCTGCTGTTCTTCAACAACGAGGAAGCCGGCGACAAGGTGCGGCTGCGCATAATGCGGTCACTGCTAGGCTGGACCAACGAACAGCTCTTGCAAATGGAGCACCTGGCAATGGATCGCATGGAGCAGGAGCTGGGCGTACCCTTCGATGAGCGGATCATTCTGATCGACAACTCGATTATCACGCCTGGTCTAGTGCGCTCCAAGATTAGAGCGTACAACCCCAAGCTGATTGTCTTCGACCAGTTGCACAAACTGGTAGGTGTTAAGGGTAGCAACACCGACGACGGCGTGGAGTCTCTACGCTTGAAGTTCCAGTATGGCAGGCAGCTAGCGAAGGAGGTCTGCCCGGTCATCGCAGTACACCAGGCGAATAGCCAGACAAATGGTGTCCTGTTCATCGAGATGCACCAGCTAGCAGGCAGCGGCCAAGCCATTCAGAGCGAGGTCGATGCGCTCATTACGTTGGGCATAGACTTGGCCTACCCCAACAAGCGCGGGCTGTACGTCCCGAAGAACAAGATGGATACGCCGGGCGACAACGCCTTGCGTAAAGCGAAGTTTGAAATTTACCCTGACTTTCCAAGAGCGAGGTTTGAATGAGCAAAGAATTCAGAACAGTTATTGAGATGCGTGACAAGCTGTCCGAGCTGGTAGACGCCGGCTTCGGCGAGTTAGATATCCTAAGCTACTATGCACGCAGTCGTTCTGACAGCGAGCCGCTGGGTATTATTCCCAGGTACGTCGTAGTCACTGATCCAGAAAATCCAATGGAGCCAGAGGCCAAAGTGACTGCCTTTCAGGTTCGTGGTATAGACGGCACCGAAGACAGGGATACGCCATTCTTATGACAGTTACAGAATTACGAGAGATCCTGGAGGATGTTGAGGCCGAGAGTCTCGGGCATCTGCCAGTGAAAGTAGCGGAAGACGATGCAGGATACCCAACTGCACCTGTTACTAACCACACCGTAGACGCACGAGCCGAGAAAGCAGACAAAGACAACCCGCTAGCTCCAGCACTCAGGCTGCTGGCCTTCGTATTGGAGTTTGACAATGGGCTTGACAAGTGATCGCACGAGTACTGGACGTTGAGACCAGCCTCAACAACGTAGGCGAAGGGGCGGTGGGCGACTTCGCAGCCAACCCGCATCACCCTGACAACTGGATTGTCTGGCTGGGCATGGGTGACGTTGACACGCGGCGCCCACTGCGTGCCCGTAACCAGACAAACACAAGATTCAAGTCCGCTAAGCATGTGGCGATCCCTGCCCCTGGACCGGGCACCCTACTGATCGGACATAACATCAAGTACGATCTGGAGATGCTGGCGCATCCGCACAATCAGTACGCCGAGCAATGGTACTCGTGGATACTGGACCCACGATCTAAGATCTGGGACACCATGGTAGCCGAGTACAGGCTGCGCGGGCAGAACGTAATCAACCCAAGCCTGGACTTCTGCACGTCAGAGCGGGGCTGGCCGACCAAGCCAGGCCGGCTGAAAGAGTACTGGAACAAAGGGATATCGACTGAGAATATCCCCGACGAGGAAGTAGACCCGTACCTATTGCACGACATCAACAGTACCGGGCGGCTGTTCCTCGACCAGCTCAGGCTGGCTCAGGACTACGGCATGATCCCGCTATTGCAGGAGGAGATGGGCGCCACCCTGGCCCTGACTTCAGCCGAGATCAATGGCATGCACTTCCAGAAGAAAGCGGCTATGGATCAGTTTGAAGGTGAGATGGCAGAAGAGATTGAAGAAGCTGCGACCAGGGCGAATGCTACCTTGCAGCTGGCAGGTGTCCCGCATCTGGCTATATCACTGGGTAGTAACCCGATGCTATCAACGCTGGTCTATGGCGGCGAGTACAAGTATGAGTACCGACTACCACTACTGGATGACGATGGGAACCAGGTGTACTTCAAGTCTGGCAAGAAGAAAGGCATGCCTCGGGACAAGATTCACAAGGTAGTGTGGACCAACACGCCGATGACTCACGCCAAGACTTCCTCAGTCGACGAGGACGCTCTGAAGAAAATAGCTAAGCACTCGTCCACGGATAAGGCAGTGGGTCAGGCTATCGACGCCGTGCTAATCTGGCGCAAGCTGAAGAAGCAAGCGACAACATACTTCATAGGCTACTCGAAGCTGACCTGGGATCACGACAACAAGATCCACGGTAGCCTTAACCAGACCATAGCCAACACGGCTCGCCTGTCATCTAGCTCGCCTAATCTCCAGAACGCCGATCATGGCCCAATACGCACGCACTTTACATCGCGCAAAGAAGGCGGACGGCTGATGGAGATAGATCTATCACAGATCGAGATCGTGGTGCGGGGTATCCAATCGCAGGATACGCACATGCTTAAGGATCTGCATGCTGGCATAGACTTCCACTCCAAGTACGCAGCAATCGCAGCCGCTGTGGAGTACGAGGTAGTACGCGCTGGGTACTTGACGAAGGACCCGCACTGGACACACAAGCGCAAGAACTCAAAGAGTTTCAGCTTCGAGCGAGCTTACGGCGCTGGTCCAGCATCCATTGCCAGCAACAACGACATACCGTACAAGGAAGTCATGGATCTTATAGCAGGTGAGGAGAAGGAGTACCCTGGATTGAAGGTAATGACTGACGAGTGGATTGCGAAGGTTGCCAAGTCTGCGACGCGGATCGGCGACGATGTGCTGGGCCTGCTCATCAGCCAGACCGGCAGCCGCTACGTATTCAAGCGGGAGATTTACAAGGGCAAGGCATCGTTCAGACCAACGATGATAAAGAACTACCCAGTACAGGGCCTGGCTGGGGACATCATCAAGATCATCCTCAACCGTATCCGCAAGGTGCTGTACGCCTGGAGTAACTTGCACGAGATTTACTTCGTCAATACCGTGCACGACAGTCTGATCTTCGACATCACTGACATTGGCGACGAGATGGCGCGCAGCTTTGCTCGTGAGATACACGAGGTCATGACGAGCGAGACCGAGCAGGTGCTGCGAGAGAAGTTTGGTCTGGATTTTGAAGGGCTTATCAAGGCCGACGTTGACGTGGGCCACAATTGGTACGAGTTCGATGAGGAGTCGAACCCGTTAGGCATGACTGGATTTGAAATCTAAGGAGACATATGTTTATAGCAGCAATGATCCGAGTACTTGAGTTTCACCCAGGAGCATACGCTATCGTCTGCGGAGGAGGCGTCTGTCGCATTATCTCAGAGGAGTATGGACCTTGGCCTTACACGGCCCTGATTGGCCACGGAGCGTCGCCTCTGAAGGCGTGGCGAGATGCCGTCGATACGTGCGAACGCCAGCTCCCAGTGGTGCAGGGTTGAACTGCCGCAAAGTACTGCAGGCGCAAGGGTGCGTGTGTGAGCGCTGGTCCGAATACGTCGAGAAGGCGTATGCAATCTGGCAACCACGCGGCGAGAATGTGAGAGTTATGGTGGGCATTGGCCTCACCCCGGTACTAGCCTGGCTAGATGCCGGGCGGAGGTTAGGATTATCAAGACCGAGGAAGTAATCAACTGGCCACCCATGGAGGAGGTCATCGCAGACCACCCGATGGAGTACGACGACAACAAGTTTCTGGTGTTGGAGTCCAGGGATCTCGCAGAACTTGATGCAGCCGAACGGTATGCCTTGAGCGGTGTACTCGCTTCTATCATGAAGCGGCGCAAGGCCGCTGGGGTTTCCCAGATCAATAAGTACTTCGTCGTGAACCAGGATGAGCCGTACGCTGGCCAGATCCTGCATGACATCCTCATCGCCGAGGAGAAGAAGGCGTGGGCAATTCAACAGGGCTTGTGGCCCAAACCTAGAAGGAGAAAGACAGACAGTTCTTGACCTGCCTGCGAGGGCATGGTATAATATTCTTAGGTCGGGAAGCCGACAACGATTCAATGTGGCGATAGCACAATGGTAGTGCGTCCGGCTGTGACCCGGAAGGCAAGGGTTCGATTCCCTACGCCACCCCATTCAACACAACTAGGAGATTTACTTGGCAAACACAATCGAACTGAAAGGCATAGTTACAAAGATCTGGGACGCGCGGGCTATGGAGGTCGACGGCACACGCATCGGCGCCCCCTATAAGAAGGACTTGGCCGACGTAACGACAGGTGGCACCCTGGTCGAGGGCGTGGCCGTTGTTGTGCAGTACTCAGAGCGCGGCAAGTGGAAGAACGCTGAAAGTATCCAGGTTACTGGTGCGGCTGCGCCGACTACGGCTGCTAGCAGTGGCGACCCAGCCGAGAAGGGCGGCAAGCACAACCGTCTGAAGCCGATGGACTTTCGCCACCCCGACGAGATCACCCGGATCGAGGTACTCAAGGCAGCGGTGGCTACACTGACGGCTACTGGTACTCTTGCCAGCTCGACCAACAACCAGGTAGCTGTGGTTCAGATCGCGAAGCTGGCTGAGCTTTACCAGCTATTCATCGAGGATGTGGTCGACGCCGCTTTCATCGAGGACCAGATGAGCGCCAGCTCTAAGCCTGAGCCTGAAGCAGCGCCTGCTCAGCAAGAGAAGAAGGCTACCCTTGCAGCAGAGGCTGCCCATGTAGCTAGCACCCAGCCTGGGCCGACTGACGACACCCAGGATACCTTGACGGCGTTCATGAATGGCTAAGAAGAAAGTAGCACTGATTGACGCTGACGGACTAGTGTATGCGACGGGCGCAGTATCCGAGACGGTGTACTACACCATCGAGGACCTGCGTTTCGATTACAAGTCCCAAGCTAACGAGCACGCAGACGAGATCGGGTTACCACGCGACGCCATCGAACGCAACGTGGATGCCCAGCCTGCCAGTCATGCGTTGAACGCCATACGCACAACTGTCGAGGCAGTGATCGAACAGACCCAGGCGGAGCAGGTGGAGATCTACCTGTCCAACCTGGATGGCGATAACTTCCGCAACCTCATTTATCCAGACTACAAGAAGCAACGCAAGCACAGCGAACGACCAGTGCACTTCAAGGCTATCCGAAACTGGCTGTTGGTCAGCCAGAATGCTATCGTGACGCACGGCCTAGAGCCTGACGACCTGATGGCCATCCGAGCCCAGGAGTTAACCACGCTGGGCACGCCATTCACCATTGTCACCAATGATAAGGACATGATGCAGATTCCAGGGGATCACTACAACTGGAGTAAGCACACCTTCAAGACGGTCAAGCCGTGGGATGCCATGTACAGTCTGTACACGCAGATCTTGGTTGGTGACTCCATCGACAACGTCAAGGGCTGTCCTGGTATTGGCCCAGCCAAAGCGCGCACAGCACTGAAGGGCGCTACGACTGAGGAAGAGTTGCTGGACGCCACGTTCGAGGCGTATAAGAAGGCGTACTCAGGCGACGAAGCCAAGGCTAAGGAGCTGATGGTACTCAACATCAAGCTGGTAAGGCTTGTCACTAAACGACCGGAGGTACAATGAAGATTAATCTCGGACTTATTGGATTCTCTTGGACACCAGTACACATAGAGCTGTGGTCCCGCTGGCCGAAGCTGCCTAGGGTGACGCTCTTCTATTCAATGGTGAATGCGGCGTACTTCTACGGGCTCACCTACCGCTACAACCTAGTAACGTGGGACAAGCGTACTGACCGCAGTGGTGGATGGCGCCAGCAAGAGCAGGTCAAGTCTGTACCAGTCCTTGGCACTTGGGAAAACCATTCCAGTAGATGCCACGGCCACTTGCTGCATATCTTCGGATTGAGGTTCAAGATCGATGCCTAGAAGGCGTAAGCGCAGCATTAAGCGAAGCGGCTTTGAGGACAAGATCGCCAAGGACCTGGACGACCGTGGCATAGCCTACGAGTTCGAGCGTGATTCCCTTGAGTACTACAGCGCCGTAGCAGGCGGCGTTGTGTGGGATACGGCGGACCACATGGAGTCCTCGGTTACCTGGTTAAAAGCACGCAAGCGCCGCTGGTATACACCAGACTTCGTTATTACGCGAGGGTCGTGCCCCACGTTGTACGTAGAGGCCAAGGGCCGGCTGACTGGCCCGACACGCACGAAGATGCTGGACGTTAAGCGGGCGCACCCAGACCTGGACATACGCTTCCTATTCTACCGCAAGGAGAAGGTCATGCTGAAACGCACACCATACAACACTAACTGGGCTGAGGCGAACGGGTTCCCGTACGCTGTCGGCCACGAGGTCCCAGAGGAGTGGTTATGATACTAGGTTTACTAGCTGGCGTTGTGTTAACGCTGGGAGCTATGCTGATCGTTGGTTGGTTTGGACGCGAGCCTATCAAGTACTGGCTGTACGCCAAGATGATGGGTAGCAACGAGATGAATGAGTGGTTCACTCAGGTACGGCAGTCGGTATCCGGCGCGTATGCCAAGGCGCAGGACGCCCGAGCCCTAGCCAGCGAGGCGGCTGACCGCTTCGATAACGTACAGAAGCGCGTGCTCACTCACGAGCAGGCTGTTCACACCATCAAGGAACACGCCCGGCAGTTGCAGCACAGTGCCACCGTGTCGTACGAGATGGCGGAGCGAAGTGTCAAGCTATCGAACGAGATACAGGAGCAAGCGCTGACAAAAATCAATTCGTTTGAGAGGAGGCTACATGAAATTACTGAAAGAATGGAGGCAGAGAAAGACTGAGGAGTTCCGCGTATGGATAGCGGAGTACTTGTTCAAGACGCACATCCAGCCGACGCTGAATCATGTCAATCGGGTCGTAGACGACGCAGCGATTGAGGCCCAGAAGTCCCTCTTCCTGGCAGTCGACGCCAGGAACTTAGCTACTGAGGCCAACGAGCGCAGCGCAGAGCTAGGTAAGCTGCTCGGTCAGTTGCAAAAGCAGGTGGATGCAGTGCGCGCTGCCACACGCTACCTAGCAAAGATGGCGGACGAGCACATTGCCGAAGGCCACTAAAGCTAAGCGCGACCTGCCGCTGATCTTCTTCGTCCCCGATCTGCAGAACAGACCAGGTGTGCCACTCAATCATGTTGAGTGGATCGGCAAGTACATCGAAGAGAAGCGACCAACCCACGTCGTTAACATAGGCGATCACTTTGATCTGCCAAGCCTGTCGTACTACGACCGGAAGAAGCTGGACTTCGAGGGCAGACGCTACGCTCAGGATCTAGAGGCTGGTGAGCTAGCTAACCAGTTATTACTGGGGCCGGCCTGGTCGATGCAGAATCGCCCACACCTGCACTTCTTCCATGGCAACCACGAGTACCGCCGCGAACGCTTCGTGCAGGATAACCAGGAGCTGGCTGGGTTCATGTCCGCCGATGACTTCAACCTCGATGTGTGGTACGATCACGTCCACGACTACCTGGTACCCGTCACTATTCACGGGGTCCTGTTCTCTCACTTTTTCGTCAATCCCGTAGGTAAGCCCTGGTCTGGCATGATTGAGACTAGGATAAAGAACGTAGGACGCAGCTTCGCGCAAGGCCACCAGCAGGGTCTGAAATTCGGCCAACTAGAGCGCGTAGGCCGCACTGACTACGGCCTGATCGCTGGTTCTGCGTACCTGCACTATGAGCAGTACAAGGGGCCACAAACCAACGACCACTGGCGCGGCATCGTGCTGATGTACAATGTCTTCGATGGCATGTACGACGCATCATTCGTTAAGCTAGATTCACTTTGCAGGCGCTACGAGGGCATGTCCGTTGACGCCTTCCTTCGCAAAACCGATAGACATATAGGAATTTAATCATGGCACTATTCATCAAGACGCCTTTTCAAACCATATTCCCTGAGCCCTACCTTGACCCGATGAGCAAGAAGATGACTCAGGACCCGCCGTATCGCATCTACCACCCGCGCAGCGAGGAAGAGTTGTTCGAGCTGTACCGCCAGAAGGACGTGGGCCTGGTCGAAGTACCCGAGGCGCATGCCCGCGAGGTCCTGCGCAAGCAGCGTGGCTACCAGGAGATCGAGGTCGCCAAGTTCGACGCCAAACTAGTTGGCGATGTCAAGGCCAAAGGTCCACGACGCTCCAACATCAACAAGCCGAAGGCGCCAGCCAAGAAGCCGGCTGCGAAGAAGACCGATGCCTAAGTATAAATACCTGGTCTTACACAAGAACGAGCCAAAAGGGATTTATGATACCGAGTGGGCTGCCCAGTACGCAGGTAGCAAGGTACGCGGATTGGTTACAGACGCATGCCCAACAATATACTACGCCTGGAGAGTCACTAGGGTGCCGTACCATGAATAACCAGCAGTACGCCTGGATTATGGATCGGGCTATCACCGCCATCGCAGCACTGACTCTGGCTACTGACACACTGGGCGCTATGCTCATCGAGTTGCAGGAGATGCGCGAGAGTGGCCAAGCGCCTGACCCAGTATCCAATGCCAAAACAATCCACTAACACCCAGATGATGCGCGAGCGTCTCCTCTCGGGAGTCCCAGATTCCCCTGAGGAGCGCAGCCCTGGCCGGATAATCGCAGATACGTGGTCCAAGGAGTTCGAGGACTACATGCGGAATCGCCTGGTGACTGGACACTTCCGATATGGGGTACATGTCGATGAGGGTGCCTGCTACAAGAAGGTCTCAAGTGCAATCAGTCGGTTGCAGGCGTACCTTGCTACTGGTAACTTGGAGCACCTGGTCGACGCAGCCAATCTGGCCATGATGGAATACGGTAACCCGTGCGAGCATGACGACCCGCACTTTGAAGCCGCTGACGACGGCGCACATACGGAGCAACTGTGATGAGCAAATGTACGAACTGGGGGCGGAGTAGTATGGATGTCTGGCGTAGTATCTACGGCCTTGCTGCGCAGCAGGCTGCGACGTTCAATACCAGCTTCAGCGAGCGCTTAGCCGCGTATGATGAGCTGTGGCCAGCTCCCATGCAAGACCACGCAGAGGCGCATGACGCAGTGTTCAACAAATTACTCCCACTGGCCTATTACCTGGAGGAATATACGTGGGCTCCTACGTTGCGCCCTTTGGCATTAGGTGGCACACCCAGCTGTGAGCGCGGCGGATTGTTCTCGGAGTTCTACAACCCATCCTACACATGGAAACTTAATTTATGACAGAAGACTACGGTAGTACCACGTTCCACAGCAAGGCGTTGGGCAAGCCAGTTGTCTATATAAACCTACCAAGTGGGCACCTTCCTAGCAAGTACCAACTGTGCCACCACCTGGGATACTACAGCCGCCGCTACCACAGGGACGTAGAAGTTCTAGATGGTATGCTGTCGGACGGTGCAACTGGAGCACGGGACGTGAAGTCTGCAGCCTGGTGGATTCACGACAAGCTGTGCGCCACGGGCACATGGGCCGATGGTGCACCTATCACCAACTGGCAGGCTAGCATGGTGTTGGCAGACATACTCTACGCAGATGGCTTCAAGGTCCGCGCTTTCACCTGGTTCGTGACCACGTACCTGTTCGGCTGCAAGGCCGCAAGGAAGAATGGGATGTTTCGCCGATGAGTGAGCAGCCTTTTAAATTTAGAACGACATTCGGACGTAATATCTTTACGAAGTACGCTGGTCATCCTGGCGAGACCTGGCCGGAACGTTGCCAGGTGGTGGTTGACGACATCGTAGGCACAGCAGGCGGTACAGCTCACCCACTGCTGTCGGCCAAAGATCGAGCTAGACTTACTAGCTTTATGGTGCAGATGAAGTTTATTCCTGGTGGCAGGTACTTGTACTACGCTGGGCGCAAGGCCAAGTTCATCAACAACTGCTTTGTGTTTAAGGGTGAAGAAGATACGCGGGAAGAGTGGGCGAGACTGCTTCACGACCACACCAGCGCGTTAATGACAGGTGGTGGGATAGGTACTGACTACTCCATTTTTCGTGGGCGTGGTCACAGTCTCTCGCGGACTGGTGGTCTATCCTCTGGCCCTCTAGCCTTGATGCACGCATCGAACGAGATCGGACGCAACGTTAGGCAGGGCGGTAGCCGCCGATCTGCGATCTACGCCTCGTTGAACTGGCGGCATCATGACATCGACGAGTTCTTGCATGCTAAGGACTGGGCAAGCATGCCAATCCACGAGGGTTATTCTGTATGGGACGCAAAAGCAGACAATTTCGATTTCCCGGCCCCGCTGGATATGACGAACATCAGTGTGAACTACGACGACGCGTGGTTGAATCATTCGGAGAGGCACTTGCATCCAGTCTTTTTGGCGAATGTGAGACAGGCCCTGCAGTGGGGAGACCCTGGCTTCTCGTTCAACTTCGGCGCAAACCAAGATGAGACAGGGCGTAATGCCTGTGCTGAGATCACGAGCGCCGATGACTCGGACGTGTGCAACCTTGGTTCCGTGAACCTGGGAGCCATTGATACTCTGGATGAGTACGCTGAAGTGGTACGCCTTGCCTCCCAGTTCCTGGTGGCGGGCACCCTCCGGGGTGACCTACCCAACAAGAAGATCGAGTCGGTCAGAGATAAGAATCGGCGTCTTGGTCTTGGCAACATGGGATTTCACGAGTGGTTGCTGAAGCGGGGTCACGCATATCGGGTACACGAGGAGCTGCACGAGTGGCTCAAGGTGTACGCCGAGCAGTCTGAGGTAGCAGCTAACGAGTTCTGCGACAGGTTCTACCTGAACCACCCCGTCAAGTACAGGGCCATTGCGCCCAACGGTACGACTGGTATACTCGCTGGGACTACCACAGGCATCGAGCCGTTGTATGCTGTAGCCTACAAGCGCCGGTATATTGACGCTAACAATGTGCGGAAGTACGAGTACGTTATCGACGCTACCGCCCAGCATCTGATTACTGAGCATAGCATCGATCCAGATTCAATTGAGACTGCGATGAGTCTAGCTGAGAATCCAATTGCCAGAATGCACTTTCAGGCTCAGGTCCAGAGGTACGTGGACCACGGAATCAGCTCGACACTGAACCTGCCGCCGTGGGGCACAGAGCACAACAACGAGTCAAAGGTGGAGGAGTTTGCAAAAACCCTATCGGACTTTGCACCGCATCTGCGCGGCTTCACAGTGTATCCCGATGGAGCACGTGGCGGACAGCCACTTACGCCAGTGTCGTATAGCCAAGCCAAGCTAGCAGAGGGTGTGGTATTCGAGGAGAACGACGTGTGCTTGCTGACCGGTAAAGGCGGTACGTGCGGGTCGTAGCACTGTAACGAAAAAGGGGCCGCCCGTAAGGGTAGCCCCATTTCTTCCTTTCATTAAAATACTTGTATCTCTGGAGGTAAGTTTGGATCAAGAACACCCGTATCACCAACACCGAAACCGCCTGACTCGTTCGCAAGGAGCTGCGTCAAGAGCGGCGAGACTTGCGCCGCGGCAGCGGCTCTTTGACCTTCCTCCTGCGCCAAAGCGCGCTGCAAGTCAGCCTCTGCCGCGGCTAACCACACGTCTGGTGTCTGGAAAAGTTGTCGCTCTTTCGCCCTGCGAATTTGCAGCCCTCTATTTATCCGACCCTCTACTCTCACAAATCCACGCCGAGGATCGAACGCCTCTTCTGCGAATGTTCGGCGGTCCCCCCGGTTCAATGCCTTAAGCGCATCCGAACCAGCGAAAGCTCCATTACCCACATTGTAAACAAGGCTCACTAGAGCCTCCTTCTCATTTGGTGCAAGCGGCACCCTGACCAGGCTTTCAACAGCCTGGCGGG